TTCCGAATCACCCAATGGCGTTGGGCGATTCCCTTGAGGATGCCTTCTAGGTAGTCAACCTTCTCCTGCTGATACTCAATCTTGGATTGTAGATCAGAGAGTTGCTTATCGGAATCCATGTAGATCTCAAGATCGTTGCGGAGGATCTTGGATTGGAACGGTTCCCATCCCAATTCATCCAAACGCTCCTGCGACATCTTGCCTGTGTAGTATTCCCACTTATCACGGCGAAGCATCCTGTAGTCAGCCTGTGCCTTGCGTAGGGCTAGGCGTTCGTCATGGAAGATTACGAGATACTTGTTGTGCAACTGCGGAATGCGTACAGATTCGCTGCCCAACTCAGTATCGTCAATTGGCAGATCTTTCTCTGCCATCTCTTTAATCTTGTCAAGATGCATAGTGGTCATAGTATATCACCCCCGCGATGAAAGTCAAAGGTTTGTCGTTGTGTATCCCGATATGGAAAACTTCAAAGTCGCAGACATTGTGGTGATATCAACCACATCATTTGAAAACTCCAGACCAGATAGATCTACGGGTATCAAACCTACAAAGTCAATCTTTCGGAATGGGTTCTTTTTGTTGGTAAGCAGTATTAGCGATCCTTCCTCGGATGCACCTTCATTGTAATTTTGCTTGGTAACAAAAGATTGATAACCCGTGTTTTCAAGAATCCATTGAACTACCGCATAGTAATTTGAGAAGTCCTCATTGATGAGAAACTTGAGAGACAGCGTTCCGTAACTGAATGAGGACTTGGGAAACTTGACGGTAGGACCAATCATAAACTCCGAACTCAATGGCTCTGCACCGCATTCGGGAAGAGTGAACTCCTGAATGAAATATGTCATAGTTGGTATTTTACGAAATGAAAACAGAAAGTTTGTCGGAATCGCCAAATTGGTATTTGGCTTGTTTGCAACTGCACCAATAATCGTGCGATCTGCAACTCCGTAATCCTTCTCCACATAGATTTTGTCGGGGTCAATGCTCATGCGTTGCTCAATTTCTCATAGGTGTAGTAAGTAAATGCCATAGAAACTGTAGCCGTCATAGTCGTGACATCTGTCTCTGTTGTCTTGTATGCCAACTCGCTGACATTGGTGGGAAACAATCCACGGAAGGTGATACGGAATATTGGTGTCTTGCGATTACTCAATACTAACAAGTAACCTTCTTCTGACATCCAATTTCGCCATGTCACGCCGTTGAAATCATTGAGTCCTGCACATTCCTTTGACCATTTAACCAATGAATTGTAATTAGACAGATCTTCATTGACCAAAAACTTGAATACAGCATCTCCGTGGGTTACTGCCTCACTCGTTGACTTGAATGTAGATCTGCCGCCAGGAAATCCCGTAGGAACATTGATAGTGGGATTGCCCCAACCTGGCAATGAAACTCCTGTGCAAAAATATGCCAAAATAGGAACACGCTTCAAACTAAATTTGAAGTTTGTTGGATTGGTGAGATCCGTATCTGTAGGCATCTTTCCGTAGATACCATTTTGATAGTCTGCGGGAATTTCGTACATGGTGCCTCCAAGATGTATTTAGATATAAAAGAACAGGAGCGGCATTTCTGCCGCTCCCATTCCAAGTGTGGGGGTAACTTGATGCGTACTTTGTATCAGAAGAGGTTATTGACCTTGACGATACGGTAGTACTGGTTGGTGCGTGCTGCGGATGTTGAATCAACATCAGCGATTGGAGCGTTGCTGTTGTCCAAGACAAAGGGATTGTTGACCATGCCGTAGCGGGTCTTGAATCCGATCTTTGGCTGGAACGAGTTTTCACCAACAGCGCGTACCATCTGTAGCGGAACATATGGGCAGTAGAACATACCTGCATCATATGGGCTGGAACCCTTATATCCGACACAGAAGAAGTCGGAAGCAAGAGTTGTTGAGTAGTAAGGATCAATGTAGACGCGGAGGCGACCATTGAGAACACCTGCGAAGGTGTTGCCTGTGTCATCAACCTGAAGGTTGGTGGACAAGGCTGGTGCGTAGTCTAGTACACCAGACATGGCGAGAGCCGAAGCAACATCGCTGGAGCAGAGGACAAAGTTGCCCTTGCCACGGCGGGTATCCTTGGCGATCTGATTGCACTCACGCTCAATCTGGAACAGTAGACCCTTGAACTTCTCAACCGACCAACGACCGTTGGAGTCAACATTGAGGTCAAAGATACCACGGGTCTGTGTTGTACCAGACTTGGCACCCAACTTCGCGTTGCGGTAAACGGTACGAACAACTTCGCGGTTGATTTCAGCAAGGATTTCGCTGGACAGAATGTTAGCGAGTTCTGTCTCGGCATCAAGACCGTGAATGGCCTTGAGGTCTTGTGCGAGTTCCATTGTGTATTCAGCCTTGAGCGCACGGGTCTTTGCAGTAACCGTGGTCTTTTCAATGCTGAATGCCATCTGAGCAAAGTTGTTAGTAGAACCATCACCTAGTGCTTCACCGACTGCGGTAGAGAAACCGCGAGTGATGCTTGCCTGTGCATCGGTAAGACCGGTTGCAAGGGTAGCCTCCGATGCGCCAAAGAATGGATCAACATTGTTCTGTTGTTCACCACCGGTGTAGCCGATACCTGTGTATCCACCACCAGCAACAATGTTCTGACCGCCCGTTCCACCAAACTTGGTGTCGGCTTCGCTGAACAAGGCTTCTTGTCCATTCTGTGTGTTATAACGAGCGCGGAGAGCAAAGATAAGACCAGTTGGTCCGCTCATTGGCTGAACGCCGCAGATGTCATAAGCAATGAGGTTTGGCATTGAGCGGCGAACGAGCGAGATGAGGATTGGATCCCACTTTGCAACGCCACCGGTATCGGAGAAATTACCAGAGGAGTTAGCAGGAGCAAGTTCCTTGAGGTACTGCTCCTGGTTCTCTAGTAGTTGTGTGGTAACTGTCTTGCGCCAGTTATCCTTGATTTCGGGAAGTTCGGCGTGTTCAACGATTGCCTTCCACTTCTTTTGTAGTGCTTCTGAGATTGTCAAGTCCATTTTTGTCTCCTGTGACAAATTAGTTTTAGTTGAAAGTAACTGTGTCTAACTTCATTATTTAGAAATCACAATTTTTTGATTCACTTGCGGGTGCGGTTGAGGCGCGAAAGTGCGTTTGCATAGACGCTCATTGACTCGCTGATGTTTTCTACAGCAGGAGCATCAGAGCCGTCTAGCGAATCGCCAACTTCTTCCGAAAGAACTTCTTCATTGGTCTCGGCGGAATCGCTATCGGTTCCACCAACTCCGAAGTAAGACTCACGGATGATTTCCATCTTGCTGCGGAAATCGCTTTCGTCTTCAAACGAAACGCCTTCTGCCAACTTCTTCATCTTTTCCTTTTGAGTCTCGGCTAGACCATCGCATTGCTCGTCTAGGATGTCAGAACGGCGAAGTTCGGCAACCTTCTTGCTGATCTCAACATTCTTGAGGATCTGCTCATTGAGTTCGTTTGTGAGAACTTCAACCTTCTCTGCCATCTCGTCAACAAGATCAACCTTGGCATTTGGAACTTCAATGTTATGCTCAAGGAAGAGCGAACGAAGACCCTCAATGAACTGCTCGGCAACCTCTGTACGGATGCCCTTCTCAACAGCGAGGCGGTTCTCGGTCATCCACTCTTCAATGACATAGGAGAGATACGAATCCAACTGTTCGGTCAACTCGTTCTTGATCTGCTCCTGTGCAGCCATCAAGCGAGTCTCAAACTCGGTCTCAAGTTCTTCTGCAATGTTTTCAATCCGCTCATTTACAGCGGTTTCAAAGATGGTAGAAGCCTTGGTCTTAAAGTCTTCGCTCAACTCTTCACCATTGAACATTGCGTCCATGTGAACAGCGAGGTCTTCCTTTGCCATGCGCTTCTTGTCAACGGTTGCCTTCTGCTTGGTTGCAGAGTCGGCATCCTGTGCAGCAGCACCGACATCAACTGGCTCTGGAATGATTGCACCCTTACCGGTGCCGTCCTGATAGAGACCCTTGTACTTGGCAGTCTCCTTTGGAAGAGTGACATTGCCAGCGGAGGGTTGCTGCATCTGCTTCTTGGCAGTTACATTTGCCTTCTGCTTTGCGGCTGTGTCGCTCTCTTCGGCAACGGTCTCTTCTTCAGTATCGGTGGTATCTTCGTCATTATCAAGGATTTCCTCTTCTAGGATTTCCTCTACTTCGTTGTTCTTGAATGAGTCCATGAACTCTCTCCTATTTTAGTGAGGGTGCTTGTTATTTATGCTTTTCTCAAAGTCCGCGCAGGAACTTATTAAAAGCATTCATCTTGGCTTCCTCAAGGTGTCTTGAGGAGGTTTTACGGATGTCCTTCTTGATTTGCTCAATGTCCTTTTCTACCAAACGACCGCTTTCCCAGATCCATTCCTTGCCTTCCATGATTCCACGGACAAAGGCTTCAGGAGCGGATGGGTCGGCTACAATATCAGCGGCTGTGGCTAGTTGGAAGTCATCCTTAACGACATTTACGCCGTTACGCTCTTCCAAGGAACCCATTCCACGGCTAGAAACGCCCAATTTGGCTCCCTCGTCAATGAGGTTTTTAACAATCTTGCCATATGGGGTGTCCATGATCTTGGCGCGACCAATGAAGTTTGAACCTTCTTGGCGAAGATCGGTAATCATATGGCTTACACGCTCAAGGTTGATGGTTGGACCTTCGGGGTGACCTAGTTCTCCAAAGGCTCTCTTCTGCTTGACGAAATTATCGTTATAGCGGAAGACTTCCTTTTGCAGGGTCTCCATTGGGTATCTACGCTTGTTGCGGTTGGTGATATTCCCTTGAAGGAAGATGCCTTCAATGAAATAGTTCTTCTGACCAGGAGCAGGCTCCTCTGTCAGGACTTGGATATTCTCGTTGAGATCACAGAACAGTTTCATTAGGGTCTCCGTGTTAGATTAGAAGGGAACAAATTCCAAATATGCAGTTACAATTGTTCCAGTAGTAGGAACTTCAACTCTGAATGTTCCATCGGCAGGTGATACTGCGTTGTTTGGAAGAGTCATTCTTTCAAAGTCAATTGTGCCAGAGTTGTTTCCTGCAAGCATGAATGCAGTTCCGCCTGTTGCGCCATAGCGGAGAAGAACACTTGCACTTCCGCTGATACCATATACAATTCTAGATAGATTTGCGGATGAATTGGTAATTCGTGCATCTATATTTGCGGCATCAAATGCAGAGTTCGTGATACCAAATGAAATAGTTCCACTAGTATCGCCATACACTCCAACAACACAACGATTTCTTGTTTGAACAAGATAAGTTGATGAATTTCCCATTATTCAGTCTCCTTTAATTGATCAAGGCAGAACTGAATTGCTGCCTCATGCGTTTTTCTTGATTCAATCACCATTGTTCGCAGAGCAATTTGATTTTCTTCTGAAAGTGCATCATGCGTTGCAATGACTGCTTGTGCGTGTGTAGGTGACAGACGAATGACATCTCCATCCATTAAGCGAATTGTTTTGCCTGTTCCTACTGCGGTTTCCGCAAGAGTCTTGATGACCTTTGCGGTTGTTTCCATCAACTGATAGTTTTCGTTCAATCTCTTGATGTTGTTGCGAACGACATCAACAGTATCTGCATGGCACTCTACGGAAAGTTTGAATTCAGAAGTAGAGGGAACTGTGCGTAGATGAATTCCACCAATGTGACAGCAAAGATAGTTTACGGCTTCGTCTAGCCGTTCTTTGCTCTTGAACTTGTAAATGATTGTTGGCATTTATCCTTTGTAGTTCTTCTTGATATATGCAAAGAAACGCTTCTTCTGATCATCAGACTTGAGATCTGAAGGAGCAGAGATGTTGAACTTCTTCATTGCAGCCTTGAAGAAACGCTCATATTCTGCCTTATCGCCTTCCTTGAAAGTCATGTTCTCTTTATTGAACATATCCTTGAACTCATCAAGAACACCTTCAGTCACGCTCTTTGGCATGAAAGGATGTACAGGCTTGCCGGTGTCGTATGGATCAGGAACAAATGCACCCTTACCCGATCCATCGTCATATAGACCGGCATACTTGTTCTTCCCGTTCTTTTGCTCTTCTTGCATTTTCTCCATGCGCTCCATACGAGCCTTGCGATATTGCTCAAGACGAGACAGAGTATTGCGTACTAAACGAGTACGACCATCTAGATCTACTTTTTCAATTAGATCATTTTGTGTTTCTACTGATTCCTTTTTTGTATCGGGAAGCATAGGAGTCTTCTTTGTAGTCATCTCAATGTACTGCTTGGACATTTCTACTGCCGATTCCATACCTGGAAAGAAGTTCCATCTTGTGCCATCAATATAGACACGAATAGGACGCGAAAGACCAAGACCTACTTGCTTGAGTTCAACAATCTTTCCTTCGTGCTGAAATGTCTTGACAAGGAATTCCTTTTCAATTGTTGGATTCAGCCCATCATCGGATTGCTTGCGAATTTCAAATCCACCTGGAACAGGCTTGAGTGATGCAATATCAACGCTGTTGTCCATGACAGCATCAATCTGCCTTTGCATGGTGTCAAGTTCAGCCTTGCCAAGAACATTTCTCTTAATCTCTACTGCATCAGCCTTTGCTTTGTTTGCAGTCACAAAAGACTTTGCCTTGGCTAGATCTGCCTTTGCCTTTAGTTCAGCAGCCTTGCCATCAACAACAGGTGCAGCGGCTTCGCTTTTTGTCTTGATTGTCTTTGAAGAAGGTGGTGGAAGAAGTGTATTGCCATTTTTCTTCTTTACACCAACTACGGGAGGAGCAGTAGGAGCAAGAATGTTTGCTTCGGAAACAGTTTGCTCATTTTCTCCTAGGATCTCGGTAGCAACAGCCTGACGGCGTGAATCCAATGCAGCATATAGACGGCTAGCAAGTTCTTGTGATAGAACAGACTTGAAAGAAATTGCATCTCTGTCGTTGACCGAATCTATTGCATTTGAAAGATTGTTGCGTTCCATATTTGATCCTTATCCTGATTAAGAACCCGTAGATGGGTACATACCCAAATTGCGTTCCTTCGTCATCTGTTCGTCCATTTCTCGGATTTCACTTTCAGCCATACCAAGGACTTGAGTACGAATCCAATAATGAGAATAGTACTTACCTATGTATTTTTCAAGATCATTCAGTTCTGCACTCCGCTGCTTGCGAAGTTCGGCATTCTTGGTTTCAACATAGTACGAGTCCTTGAGATAGTCCAAGAACATGACTTCCTTGATTCCATTCCATTCATCCTGCGTAATGATCTTCTTGAGAAGAATTTGCTTGCGGAGAAGATCAAAAATCAGTTCGTTGAACTTGGAGCGTAGACGAGTGATGAACTTTGAAAATTTCAATTCATCGCGGTTAATCTCTGACGAGCGACCTAAAGCGATACCCTTATCCTGTTCCAAACGGCTTACAGGTACATTCAGGGCGCGATACAACTTCTTTTGGAAGTAGATGATATCTGCTAACTCTCCAAGATTCTGTGCGCCTGACAGGGTGCTGATTTCAGTTCCCTTTGAACCTTCACGGCGAGGTAGCCAGTAATCCTCAAGCATGGACATGAACTTACGGTCATCGCGGATCTCGCCAGTCTGTGCATCATAGACCAACTTATTGCGATACCGATTCATAATGTCCTTGACATAGGCTTCTGCCTTAGTCTTTGGGAGGTTACCTACATCAATATAGAAGATGCGGCGTTCAGGTGCGCGAGAGATGCGGTAGATGACCACGGCATCTTCCATCATGCGTAGTTGGTTCAGCGGCTTGATAGCCTTGTGCATGAAGCCAACAGTACGGCGATAACGGCTGTCAAACAGACCTGATGAGCAGAAGGCAATAGCATCATCACTAATCTTGATGCCTTGAGCCGAACCTACTCTTGGGTTGTCTTTGTTATACAGATAGAAGTCACGGAATCCCGTGATGATCTTGTTACCATCGGGACGGGTTTCTTTCTTGAATTCGCGGATCTTTTGAATGTTCAGCGGATCAACATAGCGAAGTTCAAGGATTCCCTTCTCTGGCTTCTCTTCGTCCACAATGATATGGAAGTAGACCTTTCCATCAACATACCAACGGCGAAATACTTCATAGCCGCGAGTATCAAAAGACAGAAGACGAAGAACATTCTTAAACTCTTCTTCAATCTTGTTTTTGATCTTTGGACTCAATGTATTATCATTGGTAAAGGACATCTTGACAGGCATCTTGCCTGGCTCTGTAATGATTGCTTCGTTTACAATATCATCAACAGCAATTTCACAGATAGGATCCATTGACATTTCGCGGTACTTTGCAACAAGTTCAAAATCATTGCGTACCGAACCGTCTAGATCAACATACTGCCCGTAAAAGCCACCGGCTTCTACTGGAATGGCACCATCGTCCGTAGTTGGAACTACGAACGACTTAAGTGCCTTGAAATCTGTTTGTTGCTTCTGCGAACGCTCTAACTTGAAGCCGAACAATTCCATGTTTTAAACCTCTCTATTGTTGACCGACCTCAAATCAGGTTGTTGTACCAACCAACTGGTAATACTGATACGACAAAGTAACGCCAAATTCAGAGATTTGTCCCTTACTTTCAAAGGAGAGTTCTACCGCTGCAATTTCCTTTGGATAGCAACCAATGAACTTGTATGTGCAGATGGCATTACCTTCACGGGTAAGAGGCTGAACTGCCCAATCCATCAAGTACGAATTGAAGTTGTTTGGACCAACATTGCTCTGATAGGAGTTAATGAGGTTTGACCAAGATTCAAACGACTTGCGTAGATTGTACGAACCATCGTTGTATACTTTCAGCGGCCAGTCTGCAAATGTACGGTCAGCAGCAAACTTCATGGTTCTACCCATGAAGGTTGCAGTACCTTCGCTAAGGGTAGCAGCAGGAATCTGTGCGCCCTTGCAGAGGAAGGTGATCTGACTGTTTGAATTTCCATTATTTACCAAGCCACCAACTGCGCTTACCGCACCCGCAGCAGCGGTGCCGAAGATCGCTCCTGCGACTCCTGCTGCTGCATTGATTGCGCGGGTTCCGCCGCTTGGAAATGAACCTGTTACCAGGTAGAGATTGTCTCTCGCACCACCATTAATAAGGTTCGCTCGGAAAGCGTCTATGCTGAATTGGCTGTATGCCATTTAAGGTCTCCTTTTCCTTATTTAGGGGGCGATTAGCCGCCTACTTCGGTGAACGAAACGCCAGTCTTCGTGGCGATGAAGTTGAGTTGGATGAAGTTGATGCTACGGGCAGGCTTGATATAGATGTCTGCTACGAAGCGGTTACCGTCAATTACTTCAGCCGTATTGTTGGACTCATCGCACTTCACTAGGAAGTCGGTGATACCACGGCGGCTCTGAACATCACGGAGGAACGGCTCAACCATTGAACGGAACTGTGACCGTGTGAATGCATCATTGAACTCAAAGAGGCTGTACTTCGCAGCGGTTGCGATTGCCTTCTCAAGAACGATGAACAAACGGCGCACATTGATACGGTCAAAGGCAGAGGGCTTGGTCTGTGCGGTCTTATCGCCGTAAAGCAAGGTTCCCTGTCCTGACATTGTGATGACAGGATTGATGTTGTTTTGATACAGAGTATCACGGTGAGTCTGACCTGGATTATAGGCTAGACGGATTGCATTGCGAATGATGCCACGGTTGAAACCTGCGGGAGACCACCAAGGATCATTGCTCAAGTCTGTACGGACGCAAAGACCCGCAATATCACCGTTGAGTGGGATATAACGGTAGACATCATTGTAAGCATCAAATTGATACTTGTAGCCCGAATCTATTACGGTATAAGACGAGTTGCCTACGGCATTGCGGAAAGCAAGAGCATTTGACAACTTGGTTGCTTCCGAAGCAGTTGCATCGTTGTTCTGTGGTGATACAAACGCAACGCAGTCCTTACGGGTGTTTGCAATTGCAACTAGGCTTCCGACATTTCCTCCGGTGCATGGACCACCGATAAGCAAGGATACATCCGACTGATCAGGATCGGCAAATTTATCGTATCCCAATCCAGTTGCAAACAAACGCACAGTATCACCGAATTCGCCTGTTCCGCCTGTTAGTTGTAGACGGAAGATACCCGAAGCAGTAAGGCTGGAAGGTTGTCCTGGATTTCTTGTGGCTCCAACAGGGTAACCTGTACCGTAACGAGCATTCGTGACTACGGCGGAATTGTAACTCCAAGTTCCAACGCCACCAAAAGTCAAACCAGAAATTTGAGTAGTCAGACCACTACCGCTCAAGCCACCTGCAACAAATGGTGCGCTGTTGAATGTTTGGGTTGTTGATACAGAACCCGCAACTCCAAGATACTTTGAACTTTGATTGATCTTAGTCTTGAAGTAATTACTTGTTCCATCAGCCAAGAGTGCGGCAGGATCAATTGAAAGACCTTGGAATCTTTCAAGAACAGTTTCTGGAGTTCCGGTAAATTGCCCAAGACGGTCAAGAACAATAAGATGGAACTCATCGTTTGCTTGTGTAAGCCCAAGAACACTTGATGCATAGTAAGAAGTATTTGGAGCCGAATCAAACTGCGATCCATATGTCCATGTAGCAAAAGCAGTTGTACCTGCATCAGCACCGCAGATTTCTACGGCTAGGCTATTACCAAGATTACCTGGATATTTGGCATAGAATAGACCGCTTGCTGTGCTTATCGTGGTAGTATCTGTATCGCTGTTTGGAACATATGCCTGTCCCGCAGTTTGGCCTGCATTCAAAGCAGTAGAAGAAGATGCGGTACCGGTTGTTACGCGAACAACCTGAAGATTGTTGCCGTAACCAAGGAAGTTGGCTGCGCTGAACCAATAAGTAGCATTGGAGTCATTAGGAGTTCCAAACAGAGCAGCCAAATTGGCGACATCGGTGACGATTACGCGCTGATCGGCTGGACCCCATTGGAAGTATCCCGCAAAGCCAGCATTGGTTGTGGCTACAGCGGGGATGATTGTAGTTAGATCTCTCTCTGTGACTGTTACGCCAGGACTGATTTGGAATCCCATATGGGCGGTCTCCTGTGATTATTCAAAAGTGCGAACGATGGTATTTAGCATTTCTACCAGTTCCCTCCGTCATATGCAGGGTCATCTCCCCAAGGATTGTTTTGTCGCATTCTTGCTTGTTTTGGCGTTTCCTCGCGCCCCAATTCCACTTCATCTTGACTTCGTTGATCGTCCACTCCTAATTCCAAAAACCCAAAGGGAACAAGGTCTTCCTCTAGTTTCTTGAGTTTATCTTCAAACAATTTTTGCCGAATATCTGTGTTTACCAAATCTTTAAAATATGGCTGTGTTGTTAGCCATCCAAACATAACGAGAGTAGCAATCAAATCATCGTTATAGCCTGGACTTGCCTCATATGCAGAACCTTTAGCAACATAGGTTGAAAGTTCTGCAATAGTATCAAAGTCATTCAGAAAGATCTTGTCGTTCTCAATCATCTCCTTGAGAACAAGACATCCTGTCTTCTTGATTTGATTGGACATCTTGATACCGTATTGGCTTCTTCCTGTGCCAAATCCTTCTCCTGCCTTCTGACCTTTTTTGCCTTTAACTGTAATACTGATGATGTTCTCGTATTCAAGTTCCTCTCGTAGGATATCCGATACCTGTTGACCCGTATCATTCAACTCAATAAGAGCATAGGCTTCGTTGTAGCGATTGCCAATTACTTCAAGTAAATTGGGGAAAATCATAACAGGCATGGTATTGTTTCTGAACTTGGCTACTACCTTGTAGGGCATTTGAGTAGCATCTACTATTGTTGCGGCGTGATAGTCTTGTCCCTGTCCACGGGCTGTATCTACACACATGGCATAGATGTGATTTTTGATTGGAGCCTCATATACCATTAATCCTTCATCATTTTGATATATTGGAGGCTCATATGCAAGAGATGAAATCTTGGTAGGTTTGATGAGCGTATCTTCAGAACCAAGGAATTCGCATTCAAATTCTTGATACCAAAGGCGTTCGTTTGCAAGACTTGCTTTTGTAATCTCTCTCCACTTTGCGTCACGACCAGGAACATCACTCCATTTGGCTTCAATAGGAATGTATTGGTTTCGCTTATTCTCGGCATCCTTCCACAACTTATAGAACATATTCATGCCGCGAGGTGTAGACACAATGACTACCTTGGAAGTCTTACCTGATGAAATGGTAGGATAAACAGATGAGAAGAATTCCTGTGCTACATTTTCAGGAACGTGGGCGAACTCGTCCAAAAGCAAAAAGTTAAAACTGTCACCACGAACAGCAGATGCGCTTGTAGCAGATGCCACTACTTTGGAACCATTCTCTAAAGTGAAACTCAACTTGTTCCATTCAATGACACCCTGCTGCAACCACTTGGGTAGATTTTCATATGCAAACTTTAGACGGCTTAACAATTCACTTGCAGTCTTCAGTTTGTTTGCAAGGATTGCTACCTTATAATTGGGTGTGAACAGAATGCTATAGAGAATATAGCCCAACATGACGGTGGACTTGCCGCTCTGACGAGGGATCTTTGAAATGACAAAACGGTTTGTATGGATCGCCCGAACAATCTTCTTCTGAAATCCATACATCTTGAAGACCATTGGTCCTTGGTCAAGGGTCACGATCTTCATGTAATTTTCAAGGAAGTAAATGGGATCCTTGGAACATTTGACATATTCTGCCAACTCTTCCTTGGTGTAATCTACTTGAACATTCGGACCCTTCAGCAGAGGATTGCCAAGGTAACTATCACCTTGCTTACTTGGCATCCGTATCTTCCTTATTCATGTCTTCAATCATCTTGCTATTGGCACTACGAAGCATCTTCTGTAAGTCTGCGGTGTTGCCCACAAAGATACTGTTATTGGTGACTGTAGTAGTCTTGCCAGGTTCCTGCTTCTTAATGTCCTTGATTTGCTTATGTAAATGGATCAACTTATTGTTTGCTTCCAAAGAAGAAGCAATCAATTGTGCCACCACTTCATATGCGCGAGGATTTTGACTTTCGGTCGCTACCTCAAGAAGAGTCTCTAGTGCTTCTTCGGACTTTTCAATGATGCGCTTCAGGTTATCACGAACTTCCGTATAGTCCCGATCTGCTTCTGTTCTGTCAGTCTTTATTGACTTGACTTCCCTGCGAACAACTTCTTGTTTTGGTTCGGGTTCTGATTTTGGCAAATTTAAAGCATTAGATAGATTATCATCAACATCACTCATAATTATTCCTTTAGAAAGGTTTTATTGTTATAGTCGCTTGACCTGTTTTGCCAGGAACAAATCCGGTTGCACCTGTCACGGATTGTACCGTTATATTGATATTGCTTCCCGATGCTCCATATCCCGAAGTAACACCACCACCAGGAACTGCAAGATTTGCTTCCACCTTGCGAATAACATTGACATCCTTGATCGGACCGTACATATAGATCTTTGCCACAAATGCCAATGTCATAATGGTAACTTTGCGAGTTCCATAATCACCCTGACTGCCATCATCACCTTCGGTCAATGTTGCATTCTTGAAGACAACAGGAACACTAACCGCAGGATCCGTATCGTTCATGTTTACAGTAAGTGAATATTCAGGCTGAAAATATGGGATTATTTGCTCAAAGATTTGAAGAGCATCATCTGTATTTTTTGCCAAGATACTCAACGATAAATCAAGATTATACGGAACTCTCTCATATCTGCGCTTGGCTTGAGTTGCGCTCAAATATGAAACGGTGGAGTTCATAGTAGACAACTTACGAGAAGCATCATAAGTGATGTTCTGCATCTCAAATGACAAGCGAGGAAGATAGTTTTCCAACTTTACTTTGGCTTGATCAAAGTCAGTACCAATACGCTCCAAGCGGCGAACAAATTTCTGCCGAGGACCATATGCTATTGGTACTTTGATTCTTTCTACTTCCGTACCGTTACCATCACTATTTCCACCCGCAGTATCATAACGAGCAATGTGGATATTGTTGAATAGATTGGCGAATGCCACTATTGTTTTTCTCACCGTACCATGATAGAAATACTCAAACATGGTTACGGTTCTCCAAAGGGATGGGTTTCGTCAAAATTCATAAAGACATCTGCTTCGGTTTGAATGATCTCGTTTGAATGATCTATGAGAGTTCCAAATGTTTCGCTGCTTCCAGATGCAGATATTGGATAGTATGCGGATTTGTCTGACTTTGTTACATAGCCTCCCGTGAGACTCCAGCCGCCAACCGTATCCACAAGAACAATGCTTGTCGGTTGCTGCGGGTTCCAAGCATACACGGTTGCTTTTGTAGTCGCCGCCGAAAACTCTCCCGCAGTCGCCCCACCCGAAGGCTGATATACGAAGTCGCCTGCTGTAAAAGTTCCTGTTGCACCTGATACTCCTAGTGAGAGTTGAAGTTTGAAGGCAACTTCTTCTACCGCATCTATTTCGGGTATACCCGTAGCCATCTTTTCCTCGCTGTATTGGAAAAGTTCGCAAGTCATCTGGTAGGAGACTAGTTTGCCTAATTGATAAAAGGGATTCTCGTGTTCTACAAACTTAATTTCAAACAGACCCTTGTTCAACGGAAGAAATAACAAATCACCTTCCAATGGTCTAGCCATTCCCGTTTCTCGCTTGAATCGCTTGCGAGATACGGTGAATTTGACGCTATCCCTAACCTCAAACCCGAACTTAGTGAATTGGTCACCACCCTCAAAAGCAGTTGTGGTGTCCATGTACATCTCTATCATTCTGAAGGAGTTGAACCGCGAGTACGGTGCTTCTCCAAAGAAATCATCCTTTACGATCATGGTTCTTGGGATGTAGAACATCTCCATACCATGAATTTTGATGGCTTCAATAGTCAGATCCTCAACGAGGTTCTGCTCTGGTAAATTCTTGAACTTGTTGAAGTAAGGATTGAGTGCCATTTTAGCCCATCATAAAGTCTACTGGTAGTTCGTACTTGGTTATGATTTCCTTCTCAATTTCATTTATTTCCTTCTCCGCTTCGTTGGTGATATCAACGCCACGAAGAGTAACATCGCCAGGAAGTTTGATGCCGCTGTACTTGCTCATGTTCGTACCCCATTGACGCTTGATGAGAGCAGTAAGGTACTTCTTTAGCATTCTGTCCTCGTAGATCTCTGTATGAATACGAGGATCAAGGATACGATAGCAATCAAGAATAAGATATGCGCCTGGTCTTACGATTTTCCAATCCATGTAGATTTCAAGTTTGTTGGTCACGCGGCTGAAGTTGACCTTCTTCTCGGGTGACAAGTATTGGCGTAAGAGTGACAGATACTGCTGTGTCAAATCATATTGAACCATGTCAATAGTGCCGAAGGTATACAGATCGTTCAATGCGTACTGATAGCGAACATCAAACATATCAATTGTCTGTTGAGAAATATGAAAAATTCCTGTGACACTTGTGATAAGATTATCAATTGGGACAACACCGCCCGAAAGATGTTCGGGAGTGCCTCCGGTTAAACCCGCTTCGGTTATTGTCTGATAGCGATCATCATAACTCAAACTATTTGAGTTGTCGCTTTCTAACAAAAGATACTTACGGTCAATATCGGCTTGGGTGAGTTTGTATTTTAAATATACGCGCTCTACGCCATCAAAGTGATATTCGGACATATATCGCATGGCATCTTCTGTGCGGTCATTGATCTGTTCATCGTCCACATTGATTTCAACCACAGGCGCACCGAGTTGGCGCAAGCAGTAATCTACGAGTTTTTGCCGTGTGTCAATAGCCATCAGATTCCTCCGATACTATTTAGACTTTTCTTAACGATGCTTCAAGTTTTAACAATCCATTTGAAAGGCGGTTCTGACTTCATAGGAAGGAAAAAGTCATTAGGATCGGCAGGAGTCAACTCCTGAAGTGAATTGGGAGCCGTTTGTAGCAATGAAAAGGGTTTGATAGATGTCACGGTAAGCAGCCCTTGTCCGCAAGACATTACAGTCACCAATCCGTGTGCAGATAGATTCAATACAGTATTGGCAGGAATCTTGCCATCATATGCAAATACAAGAATACTATCAGAACCACTTATGGTTTTTACTTTGATGCTTTCGTGGCTACCAAAAGATAAAGCAAACAAAGCAGGGTAGTCGTTGGAATTGATCAGAGATCCATTGCATTCCAACCATCCAAAAGGTACTTCAGTAGCCCATAAAGGCATCATCGTGCCTACAGGCGCACCCGCGTGTGTATGCGCCCCCGCGCACGGGCGTGTGAAGATGCCTTTACCCTTGGCAATCCCTTGAACTACAGGCAATACTCCTTCTTCTACCAATGTGCCATCCTTGGCAAGATAGTAAGTCTTTCCTGCTTCCAAAGTGTCAAGATTGACCACTCCCGACAAGACAACATCCACTTCAGTATTCATGGGTGGATGCAATCTTTCCACTATTCCAAGAATTGGGTCATTTGGATTACAGGAACCATAAGGTCTTAAAACACCATCGCTCCCGACACAGACCACTATGCCAGAAGCGAAAGGTGCGGTGTATCCAAGAGAAACGGTGGATCGTATGGAGTCCGACCCACCGTTTCTTGGAAACATTAGATGCGAAGGTATCCCCGCCATTATGCGTTCATCAGTTCCTCGGTAGCAAACTTCAGATTTGCTTCCATGCGCTCCTTCTGATCGGGTGGGAATCTTCCACTCTGTAGAAGTGCAATGGATGCCTGACGAGACTCCTTGAAGTGTCCTGCCCAATAAGCAGCAATTGCAAACTCATCAAGCAACATCCACTCATAGATCGGAGCAGCAATAAAGAGTGCGCCTTCGGGGCAACGGCACTTGAGACCTTGCTTAGCAAAGGTATATGCCTGATCAAAACGAATGTTCAGGCGGCATAGACGAGCCGCTGCCCACAGGCTTTCTGCACGATAAGGAGCAGACTGATAGGCATTGAAGTAGACCTTGATGATCTCGTCAATGTTCTTGTTCAGAACTTCCATGATGCGACCTGCCTGATAAAGGGAATAGAAGACTTCTTCGTTCCATCCACCAAGTTCCGCCCGCTTCATGTATGCAGCAAGAGCCTTCTCCCATTGCTGTGAGTCACGGTAGGACTGTGCAAGGTAGAAGTGATAACGGTTGAAGTCCTTTGGATCTACTTCACCCTTCAAGGCTTCTTCAAAGCGTTCTGCATCGCGCTCATACTTACCGCTTTGACTTGAACGATTGCCATCCTGAATCGGGGTATTCTTGAAGCCACGCGCAAAGTCACGGGTTTGAATTTCATCGTGGCAATCAACATATTCATGGAGAATGCCACGATAATAGAACTTCTTCTTGGTGCTTGTCATCTGCGGACGGTGATACTTGGTGCCACCGTATTCTGCAAAGATGTTGTAGAGATCGGCAGTCAGACTTGCCTTGAACTGTTCGGGATCAAAACCTGGTTCAAAAACAAGAACCTCATCTGCATCAATCATGTAGGCATAGTCGCCTTCGGTGCTGGCAAGTTCAAGAGCCTCGCTGCGGTTATGACCAAAGTCCTTCCAAGGACGCTCATAGAGTTTGCCAGGAATGCCGACATTCTCAAAGAACTTGCGAATCTTGTCCTGTGTGCCATCGGTTGAACCGGTGTCAACAATGACCCAATTGTCAATGATGGGAAGTACCGAAGCAAGGCAGCGTTCAATGACACGCGCCTCATCCTTGACGATCATGCATAGAGTGATCGTCTTTGTCTTTGATGGATTGTTTGTGGGTGCAGATACAACTGCGGTGGGTGTGGTCTGTTCAATCGTAGTAACCATTATGTTCTCCATATTTAAAGAAACTGTGCTATCAAACTGTATTTAGTTGTCTTGATTGTGAGTTTGAGCAAAACCCGAAGATTCTTCAGGTAATCTCAAGAACCGATACAAAAGCATGAATGTAACCCGTTGCGCCAGGAGTAGCCCGTAGAGTATTTCCTGCCTCAAGGACAATTGGAGTATCCAAGGCTTGGAGGGTTGTTGTGACAGGAACCGAGCCATTTGTAATAATAGAATACCCTGTGCTGCCTTTTACTACCTCAAGAGTAACCGTTGTTCCATTTGCACTATTGACATTGCTAAAATTAACCGAGTTTACAATCGCAGTACCAGATCCCACACCACTATAAATGGTGTTTGTGCCTACAGTATTGAGATAGGTTCCTACGCTTTTGTATGTTTCTGGCATTGATGAAATCCTTTTGAGTATTTATATTCATCTAATTGGTGTGACATTCCAGCCTTTGGCGGTAGCAATACTTCTGTTGCAAAATGGCTCACCCCAATTGCCCGTGATGATGCAAGTTCTTGCTGATGTTAGTTGTGGTAGATTATCAAATACTTTGTTCAATTCTGATGGTGATAAATTGCAACTGCTCAGTTCCCAGGATCCACCCGAAGACAAAATTGACATTTGAGTTGCTGCTTGTTTTAAGTTATAGCAACCTGTAAAAGGAGTTCCGACTAATGTTACTGCCCTGAAATCAAACAAAGGAATGGCTTGAAGCGAGGAACAATTGTTAAACATAAAATTAACATTAGTTACTTTTGTAGCAATGAACAAAGGAACGGTTTGAAGTGTTTTGCAACCATTAAACATATTGCTAAAATTAGTCCCATTTGCAGTATTTAACAAAGGAACGGTTTGAAGTGTAGTACAACCATTAAACATACTGCTAAAATCAGTCCCATTTCCAGTATTCAACAAAGGAATGGTTTTAAGTGAAGTACAACCATTAAACATACCAACAAAACTAGTCCCATTTGCAGTATTCAACAAAGGAATGGTTTGAAGTGAAGGACAACTTAAAAACATACTGCTAAAATTAGCCCCAGTTGCCGTATTTAACAAAGGAATGGTTTGAAGTGAAGTACAACTTGCGAACATACTGCCAAAATTAGTCCCATTTGCAGTATTCAACAAAGGAATGGTTTGAAGTGAAGGACAACTTAAAAACATATTGCTAAAATTAGTCCCACTTGCAGTATTTAACAAAGGAATGGTTTGAAGTGAAGTACAAATGTTAAACATACTGCTAAAATTAGTCCCATTTGCAGTATTCAACAAAGGAATGGTTTTAAGTGAAACACAATTATAAAACAATAGAGAAAAATTAGTCCCATTTGCAGTATTCAACAAAGGAATGGTTTGAAGTGAAGTACAATCTCGAAACATACTGTCAAAATTAGTAATATTAGCAGTCCAAGATGTTCCCTTGACAGACTTTAAATTTGATGCATTCCGAAATATTTCCCTACCGTTGGTGATTCCGCTATCACCTACCCATTCAAACTGCTGGATTGCTGAAGGGCGGGTTGTCGTAGCAAGCGTAAATGTATTGATTGTAGATCCTGCAAACCTCATATCCAACCACGGTGAAGCAGTAGCAAAAGTAAAAGTATATCCTGTTTGAGCGTAAACTCCGTTAAAATTCATGCCGCTAAATGTCGTTCCTGCAACGGTAGGATATGCAGTAATCACGGTTTGGCGGTATCCACTTAAACCAACATCGCCTGTAATAGTTGTAGATGCAGAGATTCCTTCATACAGGAATTGATATTGTGCAGTTGCTCCTGCGGCATACGATTGAGTGGCACCATTTCCCCAATCAACTGTATATGTGCAACCTGTTATTGAGAATGCCACAAAATTACTGCTTGCAGAGGGACCAGTAGATCCAGGTTCACCTGCTGTTACTCCTGTAGGATATAGTGCAAGCAATCCTGCAAACATCTGATCTCCTGCTGTCATGGATGGCAATGGCAACCAGTTTGCAGGACGAATCCATTGAGTTTGATTTGTTCGCAAGTAATTCTTGTTTTCGGAGATTACACCATAATCATCGGAAAGGTGATTTTGACCAACATAGCCACTATTGGATTTTGAACTGCGAGATTTCATAGGAACCAACTCCTAGCATTTGAAGTCATGTTCACATTGTTTTGAATGATGTTTCCACCTGTTACTGTGAGATTTCCGCCTGAAATATTCAATGAAGTCAGAACACCCAAAGAAGTGATATTGGGTTGTGCTGCGGTGGACAGAGTTCCTGAGACTGTACCTGCAAAAGTAGCACCATTGGAGACATAGAGGTGATTGGTAGTCAATCCTGCGCTAAATGTACCTAGACCCGTATAAACTGCGGTACTTGCAAATGTAGCACCATTAGTTACATAAAGGTGATTAGAGGTAATACCTGCATTGAATGTACCAAGACCGGTATGGACTGATGTGCTAGCAAAAGTTACACCATTTGAAACATACAGATGATTTGAAGTAATACCACCACTAGCGGTTACTAGTCCTGAAGAACTCAAGGAAGTTAGAGTTCCAACTGAAGTAATATTAGGTTGTGCTACGGTATTAAGTGTACCGGTGATACCACCAGCCGAACTAATACCACCGGAACCAACATCAAGTCTTGTCAAAGTTCCAACTGAAGTGATGTTTGGTTGTGCTATGGTACTAAGTGTTGCCGATACAGTACCGGCAAAAGTAGCACCATTAGAGACATGGAGGTGAGTTGAGGTAATACCGGCATTGAAAGTACCTAGACCCGTATAAACTGCGGTACTTGCAAATGTAGCACCATTAGTTACATAAAGGTGATTGGATGTAATACCTGCATTAAAAGTACCGAGACCAGTATGGACCGATGTGCTAGCAAAAGTTACACCATTGGAAACATATAAGTGATTGGATGTAATACCACCACTAGCAGTTACTAGTCCTGAAGAACTTAAGGAAGTCAAAGTTCCGACTGAAGTGATGTTAGTTTGTGCTGCTGTTGCTAGGGTTCCGGAGATCGTACCGGCAAATGTTGCTCCGTTAGAAACATATAGATGGTTGGAAGTAATACCACCACTTGCAGTCACTAGTCCTGAAGAACTCAAGGAAGTCAAAGTTCCGACTGAAGTGATATTAGTTTGTGTTGCTGTTGCTAAGGTTCCTGAAATGGTTCCTGCAAATGTAGCACCATTAGAGACATAGAGATGTGTAGATGTGATGCCTGCGTTGAAAGTACCGAGACCAGTATAGACTGATGTGCTGGCAAAAGTTACACCATTGGAGACATAAAGGTGATTTGAAGTGATGCCACCACTTGCAGTCACTAGTCCTGAAGAACTCAAGGAAGTCAAAGTTCCGACTGAGGTAATATTGGTCTGTGCTGCTGTTGCTAGGGTTCCGGAGATCGTACCGGCAAATGTTGCTCCGTTAGAAACATACAAGTGATTGGTAGTCAATCCTGCACTAAATGTACCTAGTCCTGAAGAACTCAAAGAAGTTAGAGTTCCAACTGAGGTAATATTGGTCTGTGCTGCTGTTGCTAGGGTTCCTGAAATGGTTCCTGCAAATGTAGCACCATTAGTTACATAGAGATGGTTGGTGGTTAATCCTGCATTGAATGTTCCTAGACCCGTATGAACTGATGTACTTGCAAAAGTTACACCATTTGAAACATACAAGTGATTGGTAGTCAATCCTGCACTAAATGTACCTAGACCTGAAGAACTCAAGGAAGTCAAAGTTCCGACTGAAGTGATGTTATTTTGTGCTGCTGTTGCTAGGGTTCCGGAGATCGTACCGGCAAATGTTGCTCCGTTAGAGACATAAAGGTGATTGGAAGTAATACCACCACTTGCAGTCACTAGTCCTGAAGAACTCAAGGAAGTCAAAGTTCCGACTGAAGTGATATTAGTTTGAGCAGCGGTATTAAGTGTCGCTGATATGCTTCCAGCAAAGGTAGCACCATTAGAGACATAGAGATGGTTGGAAGTAATACCACCATTGAAAGTACCGAGACCAGTATAGACTGATGTGCTGGCAAATGTAGCACCATTTGAGACATAAAGGTGATTTGAAGTGATGCCACCACTTGCAGTCACTAGTCCTGAAGAACTCAAAGAAGTTAGAGTTCCAACTGAGGTAATATTGGTCTGTGCTGCTGTCGCTAGGGTTCCTGAAATCGTACCGGCAAATGTAGCACCATTTGAGACATATAAGTGATTTGAAGTAATACCACCACTTGCAGTCACTAGTCCTGAAGAACTCAAGGAAGTCAAAGTTCCGACTGAAGTAATATTAGTTTGAGCAGCAGTCGCTAGGGTTCCTGAAATCGTACCGGCAAATGTAGCACCATTAGAGACATAGAGATGGTTGGAAGTAATACCACCACTTGCAGTCACTAGTCCTGAAGAACTTAAGGAAGTCAAAGTTCCGACTGAGGTAATGTTATTTTGTGCTGCTGTTGCTAGGGTTCCGGAGATCGTACCGGCAAAGGTAGCACCATTTGAAACATAGAGATGTGTAGATGTGATGCCTGCGTTGAAAGTACCTAGACCTGTATGTACTGATGTGCTGGCAAAAGTTACACCATTGGAGACATATAAGTGATTAGAGGTAATACCACCACTTGCAGTCACTAGTCCTGAAGAACTCAAGGAAGTCAAAGTTCCGACTGAAGTGATATTGGGTTGGGCTGCTGTATTGAGTGTTCCTGATACGGTACCAGCAAAGGTAACACCATTTGAAACATATAGATGGTTGGTGGTTAATCCTGCATTGAATGTACCCAGACCAGATGCGGCAAGAGAAGTCAAAGTACCAACTGAGGTAATATTGGTCTGTGCTGCTGTTGCCAATGTACCCGATATTGTTCCTGCAAATGTGGCACCATTGGAGACATAGAGATGTGTAGAAGTGATACCGGCATTGAATGTTCCAAGACCCGTATGAACTGATGTACTTGCAAAAGTTACACCATTGGAGACATAAAGATGATTTGTGGTCAATCCTGCGCTAAATGTACCTAGACCCGATGCAGTTAGAGAAGTCAAAGTACCAACCGAAGTGATACTATTTTGTGTTGCAGTTGTCAGAGTTCCTGAAATTGTACCGGCAGAGATTGTACCTGCAAATGTCGCTCCGTTAGAGACATACAGGTGATTTGTGGTCAATCCTGCGTTAAATGTACCTAGACCAGATGCGGTCAAAGAAGTCAAAGTACCAACAGATGTAATGGTATTTTGCGTTGCAGTTGCTAAAGTACCAGAAATTGTACCCGCAGAAATTGTTCCTGCAAATGTAGCACCGTTTGAAACATGAAGGTGAGTTGTGGTCAACCCTGCGTTCATAGTCTGTAGACCCAAGAATGTATTGGATCCCGTGGTTGCTATACTTACAACTGCACCTGTTGTTCCATTCACACTCTTGACATAATTGCTAGTCAGACCTACTGCACCCGCAGCAGATACAAGGAATTCATTTCCAAACGATGCAACACCTGTAACAGTTGCAGATGCTAGAGGGACTGCAAAAGATACAGCACCAGTAGAACCATTGAAACTCTTGACATAATTTGCAGTAAGGCTTACTGCACCCGCAGCAGATACAAGGAATTCATTTCCAAACGATGCAACACCGGTTTGGGATGCAGATGCAAGATATACCGTAGCGGTTCCTGGTGGTCCTTGCGCTCCTGTTGGACCTGTTGGACCTACTAGTCCTTGAATGCCTTGTGGTCCTTGGACACCTTGCTGTCCCTGTAGGATAGTAGATGCCCCTCCAACCGAAGGAGTACTTACGGTTATGTTTGCAATGTTTGGATTGTTTGGCATTAGACCCTAGTTACCTCGGGATAGACTGTTATCATTCCCTGAACAAGTCGCTGAATGGATGTACCATTATTAAATTGCAATTCCACATCATAGAAATAAGTTCCTGCTTTTATTGCCGCAGTCGCAGTTGGTCCAAGAGATACGCTGATGTATCCTGTTCCACCCGTAATTGAAGTATCAAATGTGGTTGCAGTATTGGAACTATAGTGCTTACGCATCTGTGCATTGGCGGTATAACCAGAGGAAAGGTCAATAGCATTTCCGTTCGTATCGTTTGCACGAATAGTGAACGCGAAGTTCGCTCCTTGATCCATGTCGTA